AACAGAATAAAGCTGCCCACCTGCTGCGCTCCAAATAACCTCTAAATATGCACCACCGAAAACCTCAATGTCTGTGCTAACCTTTCTCGTCAAGTCTGCTAAACTTTCGTATTGGTTAGGCTTTTTTATGAATGATTCTGCAACTGCATCAGGTTCGGTTGATTTCCATCCGTTGCCTGTAATATAGTTAACCTTACCTTTTACGATTGCGTTATGCTTTGCAGATTTGTTGTAAAGGTCAAGCAGGTATTTTGGGTAATCGTTATGATAGCCAAACTCCATATAACCGCCATAAGTACCTTTTTTCTCTCGGTACTCGGGCTGCCTTGCCTCTGCAAATTTTAATATAAATAAGTTATCCATGCGTTATAAATTCCGTTTCTGTTTGATAGCTTACATACTCAAACGCCTCTGCTTCGTTCAATCTCATTATCCCTTCTTCCAATAATCCACCCGTCTTTGTTTCATCTTTGTTTGTTGCACTTGTTTGCTCATAAATATAATACCGCCATTCACCCTGTGGGCTATTGCTGAAATAATTATTTACGACAAGACTGAATTGATTGTAACGATATTTGTAAAGGCTCGTATCGGCTGCATTCAATAGCACAAAAGATACAACCTGTTCAGGCATCCTGCTTTTAAATACCAACAAATAATTAGGGCTTGCTAACGTTTGTTTTTCCGTCAGCGTTAATACAACAATCTCCGTATTTCCTTTTTTCAGCGTTATCATCTACAACTAAATAGTGTATCAGGCTAAATTACGCAAAAAAGGCTGCCCGATTTGGACAGCCCTTAGTATTTAATGGGATAGCTTTTTATAAGCCTGTAACAACTGAAGCCTGAACTTCCGGAGCAAGTGCTGGTTCTGTACCTGTGAAGGTCAAGCTGTAACCATTTCGGTCACCGCCTGCGACACCTGTGGCAGCTGAACCCGTTGTAAGGTCAATGCCATTCTGTACACCCAGCAGCCAGTACTTATTGTTTTGGTCTTGCACAATCGCCATAAGCGTATTTTGAGCAAGAAGCAAAATTTCATTACGGGTATTCGCTTGAAGTTTGTTAATGATTATATTCAGTTCGGGTGCATATTGTACAGTCCCATTTTCAACTGTGCCTGTGATGTTCTCGGTAAGGCTGGCAGTATTCTTAACCAAATTGTACTTGTACCATGTAGACGTGTCGGTGATTGCAGTTACCACACCTGAAGCCTGTGTTACAGCTGTAACATTGGCGTGAGCGATAAACCACACAGCTTTTACGCCACCGATACTATCCCGGCAATCTAACGTAAATCCTTGTGTTAATACGCAGGGCATATTCTTTGATTTATAATTTTAAAAAGTGGGAGCAGTTATTTGCTGCCCCCGTTTATTCTTTAGATGAAGAACTTCACAATCTCGTCAGGGAAGGCAAAGTTTACACCAGCCTTGAACTCGTTAACGTAGCGGATTTGGTCAGCCTCTTTGGCGAAAAACAGCTCAAAACGGGACTCTTGCTCATCCAAAAGGTCAGTACCAAAATACATATTTGAAAGCCTCATAGCTACCAAATCGTTAGTACCATTCAAACCTTGAACAGCTACAACCTTCACAGTAGTACCGGGCAGGAAGAACTCGCTGTCAGCTTTGATGTCAAGATTGTAAGCAAACAGATTAGCATTCTTCAGGGCGATAGTGTACAGCCTGAAAATATCCATACCGCAGAAGATAGTGATATCATCCTTTGCAACAACTTTTGCAGGGATTGCTTGGTAGATTGCATCAAATACGCTGATTACGTTAGCGACAGTGATAGAAGCAATCGGGCCACCTGAAATGTAAGTAGAAGTGTTTGCATTGGTTACCGCAGTAGATGCAGCAGTAATCAACTTCAGCAAACCATCAAACTTGTTCAGATTGCCATTTGCAGAAGCCGTATCCCCTTGCCAAATTGCAATTTCAAGCTGCTCTGCTACTTTTTCAGCTTTGCGATTGGTGTACTGCTCGGCAAAAATCATGTCTGTGTAGCGTGAACCTTGTGGAAGTGCTTGCTGCAAAAATTTGCTTTCCAAATCTTTCAAGCAAAGTGCTTCGTTAATTTTGATTTTACCAACAGTTACTGCACGCTGTGTGAATGTGGTAGTACCTGAAGCGTTAAATCCGCAGCTGTTACCGCTTTGGAAGAAAGCATCGGTGTCCATAATTGTAATGTTTTCTGCGGATTTTACATTTACTAAAACGTTACCTTGATTCTTAATCAAATTTGCAGTCTTGCTACCAAGAACCGAGCTAACTGTTAAGTCTTTCGCATTGTCTTTTGTATACGCTGCGAGGGTTGAAACATCAAAAGCCATTGTTATGAATTTTTATTTGTTATTAAAAGTGATACTACTTTTTTATTGTTTTTGCCAATTCCAAAAACTTGTCAATCTTACTCTGCTTGCTTTCAACAAACTTGTAAGATTTATCAGATGCTGGTAATGGGTCAACTGAAGGAGTATTGCAAAGACCTACCACTACATCAGTCAGTTGAGTAATAGCAGAAGCAAACTTTTCAGATTGTGCAAGTGATGCGTTTTCAACCTCTGAAAACTTTGATTTCATTGCAGAAAGTTCAGCTTCCATTTCGGCTATCTTTTTCTTCATCATTTCTTTTTCCTCGTCAACCTTTGCCTCTACTTCTACCTCAACTTCAGGTGCTGCTTCGGGTATAGATACGCTGGTAATAATACCTGCCTCGTCTACAACGATTTTAGTACCATCAGCAAGTTCATGTTCGCCAACAGGCGCAGGAGAAAGGCTTCCATCTTCACCGATAACCTCAACTTTACCGCCTACTTCAAGTTTGTCTATGTTTACTTTTGTACCGCCCATTAAGACGTATTCAGCCAATGCCAAGCCCGGAGCTACCGTTGGCAGTTCGCCTGCTTCGGCAAACATGGCTTTGATTTTGTTTAGTGCTTCTAAAGCTGTCATATATAAATATTTATAGTAATTAGTAAGCAGTAAGGATATAGGCAAAATAGAAACCCCACCCGTAGAGACGGGCAGGGTAAACCTACTACTGTACACAAACAGAAAAGACTAAACCGATTGCAGGATAGCAATAATATCTTTCATCATCTGTTCTTCCTTACTCACTTTTTTCTTGTAAATAAAATCACCCTCAACGCTAAACCCTAACACCTCACCTCTTTTAACTTTCGCCCACGTTTCATCATCATAAACTTTATAAGATGCAAACCAGCTTCCTTCAGGCACGTCATCAAAACCTTTTAAAGCCCTTACACCTCTTTTACTATCCTTTAGCCATGATTCAAACATAGTGATGCCTTCAAGCTGCTGACCGCTGTCATGCATTAGGTTAACATTGTTTTGATAACCTTTACTAAAAAACTTTTGTACTATTTCTGCTATCGTTTCAGCTGTGAATACTACATAGTATTCCTGCACTCCGTCATTCCTATAAATTGGCGTATCTGCCAACATCAGCACACCTGAAATAATACGCTGTTCTTCGTCATCTATTTGGAAGCGTTGCCTATCAATTTGCTTTAGCTTTCTTATTGCCCATTCAATCCCTGCATCGCCACCCCATGCATCCCACATTAAACCGCCACAGCCTTTATCATAAGGCACATCTTTATTTTGTTGATGCCTTTTGAATGATGCCATCCGGGCTATCGTTTCCCTTGTTAGATTCTCTTTGTTAGCGATTTGGTTAGCCCTTGCTTTTCCTGTTGCCTCACCACAGCTACCCCATCCGTTTTCATCTGCCCATTTTAAAGCACGCTTTGCATTGTTAACCGCTGCTTCAGGGTAGTCGTTCCAGCTATCTTCTGCGAACTTTAAAAAGTTACGCTGCACAGCAGGTCTGTCTACTAAGGCAACAAAGTCAACTTCTGCGCTGCCGTTTATGTCATCTATTTGTAATTCGTAAATCGGTAATTCTTTCTCCATGTCTTTAGTTTATCCGAGCCTTGCCGCTCTTGTTATTCTTATAAGTCTTTCCTGATTATTATTAATATCTGATTCCAAAACGTATGCCCTATTCGTTGCAGACCCCATTCTGTTAATAGTTTGATTATCTAATTGGGTAACTGTTGGTGCTGCAGGCTGTGGAGTTATTGGTGCAGCCGTAGAAATACCACCACCAGCACCCGTTGCATTTGGTGCTTGTCCATTACCATTTTTAAATTTAGATATAGATGCCGCTGCAATTTCAGCAAGTTGTGCCGCTGCTCCCAATTTTAATGCTAATGTCTTTTTTACACCAATAGCAAGTGCAGCAGCAAATGCAGGGTTAGGAATACCCGGAGGCAATATCGCAGGTACAGCTGCAACACCTGCTTGAACCTGTGCAATAGCTGAAGCCGTAGAAGTAATAATTCTACCTATCTCAATAGCCTTTTGAATAGCAAAAATAACGTTTGCTATTTTTTCATTCTGCCCTGCTGCTGCTTGTAATATCTCCAACCCTGCAAATACTAAAGCGTTTTTCCTTTCTTGTAATGCCTGCTGTGCTGCTACCTCTTCAGCATCAATCTGCATTCTTCTATTTGCGAGGTCTTGATATTTATTATTGTAGTCCTGTTGTGAAATTAGTTTTGCGTCAAGTGCTTGTTGTAATTGCTCCTGTTCCTTTTCTATTGCCTCCCTTCTAAATTCAAAATCAAGATTTTGGTCGTTTATTAATTTTTCAAGTGCTTCTGTGCTTCGCTTAAATGTTTCAGCTTGTATGTTTTCGTCTATTGCGATTATCTCATTAGCAATCGCTGCTTTTTTCTCTTTGTACTCAATTTCAGCCGCTACCCTTGCCGTTGTTCCTTCAGTTGCTGCGTTAACATTGTCTTCAAGCCTTTTAAGTTCAATAGCTGCTTCATCTACTGCAATCTGTCGCTTTACTTCCAGCCTTTCTTTTTCGTCTTTAATCCTATCCGCTGCCGCTTTGCGTGCATCAATATCCAATTTATTTTCAGCCGCTATCCTTGTTTTGTTAAGTTCTTGCAGTTCCTTTGTTAGTGCAATTTCATTAACAAGCTGTTCTGAACGCTGCCCAGTTATTTCTTCACGCTTACCTTCTAATGCAGCTAACGCCTGATTTAATGCTATTTGATTATCAAGAGTTTTATTTTTATTTAGTTCGTATTGTGCAGCAGCTACTGCTAATTCTGCCGCCCTCTCTTCAGCTTTTAATTGATTATTTAGAATTACTCCAAGTTTTTGATTTGCAGCAATTCTATCCTGCAAACTTGCAAACTCATTATCCCTTATTTGCCTTTGTTCTTCAGCATCCTTTTTGAATCTTGCCGCTGCAAGTTCAGCCTGACTTGCTGCCAGCCTTGCATCGTTACGCAATTTTACAGCTGCCTTTGATGCTTCTAAGTTCTGCTTTGTATAATCTGCAACCGCATTAGCCGCATTACCTATAACCTCAACAGTCTTATCAAAAGCATCGTCAACACCTAAAGCAACATCTACTACTTCTTTACCAAACTTTTTTGCCGCTTCTGCTGCCTTGTCAAATTCACCTGTAAATACGTTTTTGATAATCTCACCTAAAAACCCATAGGCATCAATCAGGCTTTTAACCCTTTCAATTAGGTTGTTCTTTATCGCCTCGCCTAATTCCTTAACGTATTTCATCGGGTCGTTAAAGACCTTCGTAAATAGGTCTACAACCTTACCGAAATTATTAACCACGAACTCTACCAAATCAGAAAGAACCCGGCTAATGAACTCACCAGCGATAGCAAAAGCATCAGCCACTTTTTGGTTCTTCATCAGGACTTCCTGCAAGAACTCAAAACCACGAACAACCAGCGAAATAATGCCTAAAGATTTCAAAGCATTGCCGATAGTAGAAAAAGCACCTGCCGCCTTTTTTGCACCTGATTCGGCTTTCTTTGCAGCATCACCCGTTTGCTTTACACCTTCTTGCAGCTTATCAACGCCTTGCTGGGCATCTTTGCTGTCAACCGTTACTTTTATGTTTATCGCTTCTTGCTGCGCCATTTATATTAGTTCAATTACTTTAAGAAATTCGCATTTTGTTGTCTGCAATGCTATCGGGTTATAATCCAAAATCCTATTTAACCGCCAAAGGCTTCCGTCTATATATAGCAACTTCCCAAAATCAAGATTATATATATCCGCGTCATTCAGCTTTATTTGTGCTGTTAATAGCTTACTGTCCTTGTCGGTTATCTCTGCTATGTATTCGCTCCAGTAGCTGTTAAATAGGTTAGCCGATGTGTACTGCTGTACCCTGAAATATATTTCAGCAGGTGCGCCAAAGTTGATGTCTGAAGTCGGGTTTAGATTAGTTTGGGTAAAAGATGCTGTATCAAAATACAGATGACCTGCATATCCGTAATCATTATACGTTGCAAGTGTTGCACCTGCATTTAACATATTCCAGCTGACCCGATTAGTTATCTTCTGCGCCTGCAAAATACGGATAACGCTATCCATCGGGTCTTCACTCTGCTTTGTGTTGGATAGCTTATAGATTGCGGAATAGATTTTATCAGTACCCAAATATTGATAAAGTGGTGTGCCTGCAAATATCACTTCAACCTTTTCCGTCTCCTTTACAAATTCGCTTTCCGTATCTTCTATAAAATCACCATAGCCCTGATTGTACTTTTTTCGGTAGTTATCCCCGTAATAATCAGAATCAGGCTTATATGCAAACTGGTAATACCTTGCGTTTACTTCGCTCATTGGCTTTAAACGCATCGGCTTTGACCTATCCATTTTATTAGTCCAATCATATTGGGCTGAAGCTGTATAGCTGTAAAAATCAATGAATGGCTTTATCACCAGCTTTTTGTCAACAAACTTATCTTCTACCACATAAAGGTTGAACATTTTTACAATAGAAGAAAAAAAGTCACGCTGAAATATTCCTTTCGGTAGGCAATCATTCATGCGTATAACATCGTTATATGCTATCGGTACTTCAACAGGGACAGAACTATCAAGGGTAAACTGACCACCAAAGGACTGGTAAGAAACAATATTACTGCTAACCTCAACGCTAATAATATCAGACTGCACCACGTTAACGCCTGCAACATCAAGGTTGAAATTTACATAAAAGTTTGATGTAGGCACAAATCGGCTTTCTTCACGCAAGACTGCCCCGTTTTTCTTTACCCTAAAAGTAACTGTTCCCGGTGTGCTTGTCAATGTGTTGACCTGCCCGATAGGTCGGCAAGTTATATTTAAATTTAATGGTTCTGTTGCTGTGTAGGTTATTGGATTAGTTCCAGTAAACGAGCCAGCCGTAATTACAGTCATTGGTATGTAAGTAGGGTTACTGTATGTTCCAATGGTGAAGTCAGCATCAAATACCTGTGTAGTTAAGCTGTTAATACGCAGCTGGTTGTTAGGTATTACCAGCCTATCAAACAAAGCTGTAGATAATAAAGGAAAGTCCCATGTGTAACCTGAAGCCGTTATTATCTTGTCAAGTATCTCACGCACATAAAAAGCAGGTCGGAAGGCTTTAAAGTCAAAGTCAACCTTATTGCCGGAAAGTCCTCCGTAATCAATTAAAGGAAAGTAAACACCTCCGCCCGTTACATTATTCCAACTGTTTTGGATATTGGTATAATTCCACGCTATGTTATAGGCTGAAAAATCAAGGTTCTCCAACCTATTGTTACCTAATGCCGATACAAAGCCGCCTAACTCCCCAAATACCGCACATTCGTATTCAATCAGCTGATTATCTATAACTATTTCCAATAGCCTTAAAACGCCTTTAAAGACTTGAATCTTGTCTATAAGAATAAGGCACCGCGCAGTTGCAGCAGGATTAAAATTATAGCCATAGTTCTGCTCCTCCGGGTCGTAAGGTGTTGACCTGTTAAAATCGAAAACATGACCAAATATCTTGTTATTATTTGCATTGCCGGGAAGGATTATTGTCTTGCTGAAAGATGTGTTCCGAGTGCCAAAGTCTTGAATTTCATCTATTGAGTAGGTTAGTTCTGCGCTAATATCCTGCGTTAAATCAAGCCGCTGGTCTTCTATGTAAATTTCGGTTCTCATCTGTACTGCGAATTTACAGCATTAGCATACTTAACCTCTAATTCCATAAAATTTGCTTTATCAGCATACTGGACTTTTGAAACGAAATTCGTACTCGTTACCACTACCGGGTAATGGTAGCCTCCATTGGTTAGATATATTTCTGGGCTACCGATTAAGTCCTTTAACCAGTTGTAATTCTGCACGTTCAGCATCGAAGACCTCAACTGAAATAATACATCTTGTTTGGTGTAAAATGAAACGCTACCCGGATTATATCGCTTGAAGCTGTCGTACTGACGCATAGCCAAAGCGGAAGCATTGTATTGGTATTTGTCCAAAGCATATTCCTGTCTTTCATAGTTCCTTACTTCTTTATTCACCAACCTAAACCCGAATGATTCATAACCGCCCAAGCTATTTTGGAAGGTCAGTATCATAGGCGTGAATTTTGCACCGCAAGCCAAGGTAACCGTTATTTCTGATGAATCAGTACCGCCATAGTTTAGCTTTATTCTATAACCATAAGCAGTTGAAGGTATTATAGTACTGCCAAAGGCTGTGTTAATTGCACCGGGTGAAATATCCAATAATACAAAATTACCTAAAGAAACAGAACCCGAACTAACAGGGCTGCCTACTGTACTACCTGCCTCATTTATTACTCTTACCGTTGCTGTTGTGCTAACATTACCGCCAAAAGGATTAACCCATGAAATAAATAAAGGGTCAGTATATCCGCATTCAACTTTTGTAATATCCCTGAATGTTAGCCAATTACTCAACCTGCTTGTAAAGTATGAAGCAGATGGGTCACGGAAAATAGGCGCATAAAAGTTGTAAGCCTGATAAGTTGCGTTTGTTAGGTTAGTGTACGTTGTCCCTCCGTATTCTTCACCGTATTGTATTTGATAGGAAACGTAAATATCTGCCCCGTTATATGAAAACAAGGTACTTGTTGCGTTTGGTTTAAAGCCTGAAGATAAATAGCTGCGAACAATACCAGCCGCATTAAAAACTCCCTTTGAAGTCGCAGGGTCGGGAAATTGCTTTACCCGTGCTACCAATACGCTGTTAATGTATACATCGTAAACAAACTTAAAATTTGGCTGTGCAATGTTTGTGCTTGTCGTAACAAACCACAAATCATCATGAGCGGAAGGGTATGCTTCAGGTGTACTATTTACTGTTATTGCCATAATTACTTATTCTCACTATTAATTAGCGCATTCGCCTGCTTTATGTATACCCGTACATCGGAAAGAAAAGCAGAACCCACAGCCGCCACAAACTCATCCCCGAAATATTGTCTTACAGCTGAAGTGAAGAAGTCCGTTTTGGGGAGACCTCGTTTCTTTATTGCCGTAGCTATTTGGTAAGCCGTTTGGCGTTGTACATCAATATTGCCTACAGATTGACGCTTTGTTTGCAGTTGGCTTAAATTACTGCGCTGGTCTTCGCTTCTGCTACTTATCCCGTTACGCCTAATCCATTGCAGCATGGCATCAACCATTACCCCGTCATATCTTGGTCGTGCTGATTTAAAGCTGAAAGGTGAATCAGAAGGCTCACCGGATAAAAAACCCTTAACACCTTGATTGACAAAAGGTGCATAATTAGCCGCCTCGCTGTTTAATGGGTAGCCTGCTTCTATTGAATAAACGCCTTTACTGTTCAAAAGGTCGCCCCTTGTTAATTGTTCGGATAGTTTACCCGTATCAACTTTATTAGATTTAATTATGTTTTCTTCAACTTGTAATAAGAAGTTGCCGACTACCTCAATCAATAGCCTTTCTGTTAAAGGTGCTTGCCGTTTGTCAGCATAGTTTACTCTATCATCCCCGTATTGGTCAAGTACTTGTTCATTCAATAAATCAGCCTGTAAAGATTTAAGCGATTGTTTTGCCACGAGCTTTTTTATTTAAATAGTCATCATGGGCATTTTTAGCCTTTAGGTAAGCTAAATCGTTAAGGAAGTGTACAGCTGTCATCTTATAGACATCATCCAAAGAAACCCTCTCAAATTCGCTAACAAGGTGGGCTTGGTATATCCATCCGTATTGTTCAAGGAAAGGATGACTGATTTCTCTATCAGATTGTTCAGCCTCTCCGTCTTCTTGTTCAGTTCCGAATAGGGTTGAATAATTTTCATCAAGTTGTCGAATGTTGGATAAAAAAAAACCAGCACTCCCATTGCTTCTTCTATGTTTGCAGCTTTCAACCTTTCTGCATCTTTTTCAAATTCCGATATTCTCGGTCTTTTTTTGATGATGCCATACTTCAGCTGGTGCGTATATACCGCCAGCAGATTGTGAATGTTAGCCACAAAGTCCTGCATGAAGTATTTTGATTCAATATACTTGCTGGTAACAAAATCAACAAAGTTGTAATCTACCCCGTAGAAGTAGCCTTTACAGTATAGAATCGTTCTTCGCCTTGGGATGATTTCAGTTTTAAGAAAACCTATTTGCTCTACATAGGCTGCCAATTTTGTTGGCTTTAGTTGCCGAACCTGATTAACTGTTAGCCCAAAAAGTATGGCTATTGTTTCTTGTGTTGCTTCTAAATCGGTTAAGTCCATTTTGCCTATTTCGGCAAGCTGCTGATATTGTCCTACTGTTACGTCTTTCCAAGTCATGCGAATGAATATTTACCCTTGTTTCTGTATTGGTTAACGTGCTGATTGGCTAAAGCTAACGCCATTACGCAGTCATCATGAAAGCCTGATGGTGCAGAATACCTAACCCCTCCGCTGTGATATTGGTATTCGAATATTTCCAACTCCTGCGTTATTATCCCAGCCGGGAAAGTTATTTTCCGCTGATGTATAGCAGCTTGCAGCCCTTCCATTAGTTGCTGCTTGCTTGTTTGGCTGAACTTAAAGCCTGTAACCTCCAGCCCATCGTGCTGAAGTTCCTCCGTTATCGGGTCACCTACCCCCGTGCTATCTATCAGCATAGGTGCTTTGGGTAGTAACTTAATCTTTTGCTTTGTAGTTCGCCAATCGTTTTGGAATCGGTCAAAGTAACAAACAGCCCCCATTCTGTCCATGCCGATAATAACAGTCCAGTCCGTAGATTTAGCAAGATCAATGCCGTAAACCGCTGGTGCTGATGTACTAATCGGATAGGTGCATTGCTGAATAAATGCACTACCGAAAGGATTGGCAGCGTTCTCCATCGGGTTAGCCATGTATTCCTGTTCGAATACCGCTTCGGGAAGCTGTGTCCTTGCATCGTCTATTTCCGTTTTATTTATGTGTGGATTATCGTAGGTTGTAAACCTGAACGCTTCCCAGTCCTGCTCACCACCTTTCATAAACAGGCTATAAAAATAGTTCTTACCTTTTGGAGTGGATAGAAACAAAGCCCGACCGATATAGTCTGTTAGCGTTGGGCGTATGGAATTTAACCAGCCGTCTTCAAGGTTTGGGATAAAAGAAGCCTCATCCACTACAACTAAATGGAATTTCCTACCCCGTAGATTATCAAGCCGCTCACCTGTAAAAAACTGGATGCTCCCCTTTGTTGGTAGGCTAATGGTTAATTCTGACCTATTTGCCGGGAAAGGTACAGCTTTTGCAAGTTTATCAAAAAAAGTCTTTGCAAGATTATACGTTGGCGTAATGTATGCTACCTGATGCCCTTTGAGTGATTCGGTTATTATTTCTATTTGGGAGAGTTCTGATTTGCCGAACCTTCTGCCGCACATTACAACTCTAAACCTTGCAAGCGATTGCAGGATAGGAAGCTGGTTAATATGTGGTTCAGGCAGTTCTATCCTCATAGTATAGTCTTCCCGTTTACAAATACCACTTCAATCTTCCCGTCATTAGTTACCTCTGCCGTTTCTTTTGGCTTGCCGTAAACCCTTGTTAAAAGCGTTTCCAATGAGTACAAGCTACCCTTCTCTAAACTTTTCCTCATTGCACTTGCTATTGTCTTTTCCAATATGGTAGCCTGTGGATTTTCATAAACGCCTTTGAGTTCCTGTATATCCATTGCCATCATGTTCTGAATAGTATCATTTATTTCGGACAATTTATATCCTGCATCCTTCAGAAGGCTAACATATTTCCTCGGTCTACCGTTTGGGTTCATAGTTTCTCCCTTCTCGGGTCTTGTTAAACTTCCCCCGTGTTCTTGTTTTATCTGCTTTGCCATTCCGATGTTATTCCGATGTTTTGATATATTTTACCCCGTTCCTTTTGACCTCCAAACTCGGGTCAAGTTTTATCATCCTGTCAACTATTACCTGACAATATTTTGGGTCAAGTTCCATGCCGTAGCACTTGCGTTTAAGTTGGTGTGCCGCTACCATTGTTGAGCCGCTACCACTAAAAATATCTAAAATTGGCTTATTGTCTAAATACGAAATACACCACTCAATAACCTTTACGGGCTTCATTGTTGGGTGCATTTTTTCTTCCCCACCCCAATGATGAGATAATATTCTGCAATTCTTACCGAGATTTGTCCAAGCTAATTCAAACTCACTAAAGCTCAACCCATCATTTTTTTTATGCCAACATAACCAATCATTTGTAATATCAAGCCTATCTGCAAAATAATTACCTCCCCAAATTATAGCTTTGTCTATTAAAGCTAAAACATAAAAAAAATCAGGCACTTCATTATCCCAATCTTCACCTCTATGAAATTGTTTTTTACCTGTACCAAGCGTTTGTTTATTTGCTTTTATACCATAAGGTGGGTCAGTTAATAAATTACATTTTTCGCCTTTGGTAAGCATTTCAACTTTATTTATATCTGTTGCATCACCACAAAGCAAACGATGCTCACCTATCTCAAATAAATCACCGAGTACAATATCCGTTTTTATTTCTTCGGGTATTTCGTAGTCATCTTCCTCTGCTTCAAGCACTTCTGTTTTAAAGTCGGGTATATCTAAACCCCAATCCGTTAGCTGTTCACTATCCCAATTATTTGCAAGGTCTTCCCAATCCCACTCACCAAAGCCCACGTTATCCTTTATGATAAACTGCTTCTGCTGTTCTTCGGTTAGGTCATCCGCTTTTATTATATCCACTTCCTTTAGCCCTGCTTCTTTACAAGCCTTCAGCCTCATGTTACCACCCAGCACTATCATGTCAGCGTTAACTACAATAGGGCGCAGACTTAACATCTCCGGGAACTCCTGTATAGACTTCACCAGCTTTTTAAACTTGTCATCCTTTATCAGCCTTGGGTTGTTTGGGTTGGCTTTGACCTCGCTGATTTTTACTTTCTGTGTGTTCATATCAAAGATTTAAACAGTTGCGCCCTAACCTTATTCCACTTGTGCAGGTTATGATTCTCTGTTGCCCATTCATAATTAGCTGTTCCCAACATTTTTCTTGTCGATTCTGATTTAGCCAATGTTTTGATGTGTTTATACCAATCACCTTGTTTACTTACTTTCAAAACGTGCGGGCATTCCGCATAAGGTGAAACATCGGAAGCTACTACCGGAATCTTTTTACAAGCCGCTTCCAATACTTTCAGGTTAGACTTCATACTATTAAACTCTGAATTAACCAAAGGCACTAAAGCTGCATCCGCTTCAGCGTAAAAGTTCATGTATTGTGCAACTGGTAGTGCAGATTTTACATGGCAACTTACCTTCAACCCTGCTGTGTAATTATGCACCATCCTATCCCATATATCTTTGCTCCGGGCATTGCTTCCGTCATAGCCACAGATAGTGAAATGTGTTAGCTTATTCAGTTCGGTATCCGTTGCCACCCTTTTCATCGGGTTATGCAGTATATCAAGGTCACGCTGATGTGTTATGCCTCCTGCATAAACAAAGCGACATCTGCCCTCTATTCCTTCCGTTGGAACTACATCGTTTATAAACTGGTCTTGCCCGTATGGTAATGCGTTAGGGACTACATAAACGTTTTTATTAAGGCTTGAAATCCTATCCCTTAACTTTTCGTTAGTGGTAGTTACCATATCCGCTGCTATGATATAGTCCATAATCGCTTCAGTAGGGTAGCCATGTTTTAAGATATGCCATTGGTCAAGATGCCAGTAATCATCTACATCAACTACCAGCTTAAATCCGTACTTTGCTTTTACCTGCATAACCTCATGAACAGGCTTTACTTTGTTTTCCTCAAATATGCAGCGATTAATCAGAACGATGTCGTATCCTTCAGCCAATTCTTTTTCATAAAGCGTATCCGAAAAGAATGCCTTTTCACGTTTCAGAAAAGCTATCGGCAAAAATAGCCTGTGATAACTTACCCCGCTGAACCTATCACCTACTGCCATTATTCGCATGGTGTAGCTTTTAAGTTAACCTCAATCGTTTCCCCTGATAGTATCCTATCAAGAACATCGTCTAACATTTCACGCTGCTGTGGTTCTAATAGGCTGCACTTTTCAGCTATCGAAACATAAGCAAAAACATCGCTTTGCATTTCTTTTCTAAAGCCTTCCCGTACTTCATCGCAAAAATGTGGGTAGGTTCTCATGTCCAATAGTATCCATTGCATCTTTTTACTATACTCACCGAATTTTGCTGCACCACGTGAGCCGCCTGATTTCTTATTTGATTCTCTTACAAAGTCATCCATGTATTCAATTGCTGCCCGAAGGTGATGAATGGCTGACATTACGCTTCCTTTCATATTAGTGTTTGTTTTTGTGTTCTTTCTAATAGCAATGTCCACGGTGTAGGCAGTCCCGGCATCCGCTTCACTTTATAGCCTAACTCCTTAAAAAACAATACCCATTCTTCAGTTTCAAGTATATGAATATGCCCCCACATTTTATCAAACTCCGGGTTTTTATATGGTGTGCTGCTAAATAATATCAGCCTCGGTTGTACCCTACTAAAAAAGTATCTTAATTCTTTTTCGGTCAAATGTTCTGCCACCTCAATCATTAGAAGCAGGTCGGTTGTAAATATATGTAGTGTTTGTACAAGGTGAGGAAAGTGCTTGCGCATATATGTTCGGTGTTCATCCCAAATCTCATAAGCGTAAACAGGCTTGCCGAGTTCGTGAAATGCGTTACTATACAACCCCGTACCTGCTCCAAAGTCAAAAACATCTGTGTAGCGTTCTGTTATTGATTCAGCCGTCTTACGTGCTAATTCCCTGAAGGCAGGATTATCAGCACTAATGCCCATCTCTAATTCCAACTTTAAAAACTCGGCAGGTGTTATAGTCATGCTTTCGGCTTTCTTCCACGCTTTTTTAATTCAATAGGCTGTGTATTCGGGTCGGGTTGTATTGTATCTAAATCATCCGGGAATACAAAAGTCTTTGCTTTCTCGTTATCGAAATGGTTGCTTAAACGTATTAACATATCAAATACGCAGGAGGAGCAGTAATAAGTTAATCCAAAATGAGGGTCAAGATACGTTTGGTATAGCCTTTCATATTCAGCCAATACGCTATGCGGAATGTTCCTCGTGAAACCTAACTTAACCGATTCAAAGTTTATGATATGCTCCTGACAAAAATCTATTTCTTTTTGTGTCATAATTATTTTTTATATCAATTTAGTACATATTGTTTTTAATAAAATCTGTTAATGTGTGTGATAAGGTAATTAATATTGTACGTTCTAATAAATCAGAGCCTTCATTAAATCTATCTAATAACATTGTTTGTTGAAAAACAACTTTTTTATCAGTTTCTTTTCCTTTGTAAAAAGTGATTATGCAACTTATTGATACACCATTAGAATTATAATCAATTTCTGCTCTATAGCCTGTATCACTTAATATTTTATTTAAAAATTGTTCGTAATTAATATCAAAATTACTTTTTGTCATTTAGTAAAATTAATATTTTGAATAAAGTTTTTTATCGGGTTAACCAATGCCCCAGCAAGGCATGATACTATTATGAATGTAAGCGCAAAAGATGGCACAAATTGGAAGGCTAATGCCAACCAAGTAGATAAACACATTAGGCAGTTAAATGGTCTGAAATCAATCCTTAAAGCCTTGTGCATTCGTGCCATTTCTATGAAGTAAACAGCTGATAATATAGCCGCAAATAATATCTGAAGCTGGTGTATTAATTCGCTCATTCGGTAGGTTTTAACAAAGTTAGTGTTATTCTTTTATATTAGATTTTATATCGCTCTTTATTTTCTTTCGGGCATCGCTTATTGTTTTGCTTAAACTCCTGTATGGTATTTTTGTACGCCTTGATAATTCGCTAATATTTTTCAGTTCTGCAAATTGTTCCATTACGCTTTTCTCATACCAATGCAGCCCATCCATCGCCTGTTCAACCCGTGCAAACGCTTCTTCATTGCTTTCCTGCTTATCCTGCATTTCAGTAAAGCCTTCAGGTAGTTCATCCAAATATCGCCTGTAAACTTTAAAAAATGTGCTTCGGTCTGATTTAATCATGGTAAGCATAGTCCGAACCAAATAGAACTTTAATATTTTGCGTTCGTGCAAATCAATTAGCCGGGCTGCATCCATTTGGCAAAGCACCATAAACATTTCACTTCGCAGGTCATCTTGCAGTTCTACTGGTCGCATCTTACCGATTGCATCAGCTATGTCTGCATCCTCATAAAGCCTTGTAATTATTTCATCTCGTCTGTCCAATAGTCCAGCTTTATTTGCTTGTTCACTTGATGAGCCACTAAACATATACACCCTGCCTGCTTCGCTCTACTCATAAATAGCATTTGCGATTCGCTGAACTTGTCGTTAATTGTTTTGACCTCACAATACACAGCCTTACCCGTTTGTTTATGATACCCTATTATGTCGCTAACGCCTTTTTCCCCTATAAACTTTCGCCCCGGTACAGATAAATTATTGTTACGCCATACGTAATACCCCCACATATTGAGCAACATTATTGCATGTTTTGTTATCTGCGAAGCTGTAAGGTCTGCCATTTCTAATATTTTACTGCAAAGCCTTGTGTTATCATTTTAATGTTAATATCCGTTCCGTTGGCTTTTATTACCACAATAGGTCTGCCATATTTATCCAGCCCGGTGCTTATTATATCAACTACTTGCCCAACTGGTAGGTTTTCCATTAACGCAGCCTTTGACAGCTTACCCGCATCCTCTGACATTTCTGGTGCGTTTATTCCAGCCATGCGGCAGTTTGCTGTGTATGATAACCTAAAGCCCAAATCTATTTGCAGGTTTACAGTATCACCATCTACTACCCGATTAACAATCGCTTTGTAATTATACATGGCTATTTTTTTACAAGTTGATACGATGCAAAGGTAACTCCGTTTTTTGTTACCATTTCGGTTATGATAGGCAGCCCTGCTTTCTTTAGGTTAAATATTCGGGATGCTAACCGAAGGCAGCCGAACTTTTCATAAGCCAATACCGCTGTAAT